ACTGAGCCGATCATCGCAACCTTTGCCAGATTGTCGAGGGTTAAGGCCTTGCCTACCTTCTGCACTGCAGCGCTGACGCCACCGCCTGCAGCCTTACTTTTTACACTGGGGCTAGCTGCAGCGCCGGCGATGCCAATACCAGATCCGGCAAAGCTCGACGCAGAGAGCGAACTCGGTGTTTTCCATGCCGCGCCTGCCGTCACATCTGCCCCGTAGGAAAAGCCACCACCCGAAGCAGCCCCACCGCTCGAGCCCGTCCCAGCAAGAGACCCTGACCACTGCGTCTTGGCGTAAGCCGAAAACTTCGCGCCTGCGTAGGTGGAAGCCCCCGCGATTGCGATATCACCAAAACTGTTGCGCCCATCTACCGCCGTAAGTCCTGAGGCAACCGCCGCGCCCAGCGCCGGGTTGACTGCGGAAGCAACAACAACAGCCGCTATCTTCCCAATCTTAAAGAACGGGCTGTCAAAAATAGACGTCTTAGTTTGCTGCTGCCGGCCTGCTTCACGGAACGCGTAGTCCAGAGAATTGAGTGCGGTGATAGCGTTCAGCCCGGTCGTTTTGCCGGTCTTGCCCCACTCTGCGAGCTTCGTGCCTTGGTCACCGGTGCCGCCTCGGTCTTCGTAACCTCCACCCCAAGCGAGCACTGCGTTGAAGATGGTTTCGTTACCGCCCCCACTGTCGCCGCCTACTTTGTAGTTCTGGTACAGCGTATCGAGTTTGCTGACAGCGTTGGTCTTGGTTATCCCGTAACCAGCGGCACCGGAGCCTGGCTGAGCGTAATCAATCGTTTTTGCGTTGACGGTAGGACCGCCACCCGAGGCCGTGCCAGAGGTCGCTTTCTTTTGCGTTGCGGATATCGCTGGGAGCGTGCCCGACTTCCACGCATCGAAGTGCTGATTGATTGTTAACGCTGCCACTATGAAGCCCTCAAAGGTTGTACGGATCGAAGTCAGAAACTGCGTGAGTCTGGTCGTTCCCGTTATTCACGCCTAGATTGTAGTCCAACCCGTCAAAATCACTAACTGCGGTAATTTGACGCTGCTCGCCAGGTCGTGGCTCTCGCCCTCGAACCCGGTCACCGAAGTACCGCACCGCGCCATACTGGAGCGCGTCATGCGGGTGTGAGAATTTGTTCTTGTCAGGCTTATCGGCATAGCGCGCATTGGTGCCACCAACCAGCATCCGGCGATACTTGTACTCACCTTGGAAGCCTTTGCGCAGCATCTTGCAGCGCGGGTGAATCAGCAGGCCCGGCTGCCCATCGAGCGCAGTCATGAGCGGTAAGCGGACAGATTCTTGACGCAGTGTCGGTTGCTGCTCGCCCGCCTCAATCTCGATGCCCAGGTTGTGCATGATATCGAAGCATGATTGCTCGTTGTTCTCGCCGGGTGTGCCGCCTGCCGGATCGCCAATATCCATCACCAATCCGCGATCTGGCGTTGCCCACGGATACCGCGCCATATGGTGCGCAGTCGCCAATGGGGCAAAGGCCTGAATACCCGCACGCTCAGCGCATAGCTCATCGATGACGCGCAGTTGCCCATTCGGCATCAGCTGCAGGAACACGCACGCAGGCGTCAGCCCAAAGTCCCAGCAGCGCAGTATCGGCTGGCGCGTGACCTCAAACTCACGGCAGTGGAATGAATCCACGTACTCAGGATAGACGGCTTTGCCGGTCTGAATGTAACCGTATTCACCGTCGACGTAGACCTGCACCTCGTCCTTGGTCATCACGTCGACCATGTCCGTGTAGTAGTCAGGATCGAGAAAGGGCAGGTTCTCGCCTTGCGCAGACCGCCCGCTTGGCTGCTTGAATAGCTTCCACTTGCGCCGTGGTTCTTCTTCAAAGTCTTGATACCACCACGAGTCAGTGTCGGGTGGGTTGGTGTCCATAATCATGCGCCGGCTGTACGGACCCACCTCATCGCGAGGCGGCCAGCGACCACCGCGCCCGAATAGCGGCCCGATAATCTCGCGCGGCACCTCGCGTGCCTCATTCACCCACGAGCCTGTGCACTCGAGCGATAGCAGCTTCTGGACGTGGTCGGGCCGATCGAGCGCTCTGAAGATGAACTCGATCTCCATGCCTTCGAAGCCGTCGACAAGGTAGCTATGGTCTGCCTTGCGGTACTTGCCCCACTTATGCTCGGGCAGCCAGGTATGCACCGTGCGGATGGTGGTGTCTTCGAGTTGCCCGTAGGTGTTCCGCACGACAGCCCACCGGGCGCGCCGTATGCCGTCAGACATGGGAGGCATTTCGTTGGAGAGCATAATCAGCTTCATCAGGCAGGCGACTGACTTGCCAGAACCGAATGGCCCCATCAGCCCCTCGATGTTCGCCTGACGCGAGGCCATGAAGCGCCCCAGCGTTGGCGCGTGCTCCAGGCTGTAGTTCACGTCAGACATTCGGCGAGGGCGCCTCGTCTTCGGCGGTCTCGATATCAGGGCAATGCATAATGTTCAGGACGCCTTTGCCGGTAATGTCCTCACGCTTCTCGATGAGTAGGCCATGCAGCTTCGACTGCGCTTCGATCGCACGCACTGCCGGGCCGGGGTCAGTGGTATACATGCTCGCAATCCGTTCCAGTTTCTCGGTCTGGGTCTGGATATCGATCACGATACCGGACTTCACTTCTTCCTCAATCTCAGCCCGGCCCTTTTCGATGAAGGCCAGCACCAGCGGGTGGTCACGGGTCTCGACCCCTTTCCGCTTGATGGTCTCGTACTTCATGTTTTCCCACGCGTAGTTGTTCTTGTACGCGTCGACCAGCGTCATCCCAGCCAGCACATCACAAGCGAACCCGTGCTGCTTGGTGGTCATGTGCTTGGTGCCTTTGGTCATCGGGAGAGTTTACGCCTCATTCGCACAACCCGTACTCGCTGGAGCACATCGTTACGTCCTCAGCCTCGCCTAACAGGTCGTACTGCTTCCCACCGTGTGTTGTTTTTGACCACGCTACGGCTTGATCAACCCCTTGCCTTCCCCCGATTGAATTAATGTGGAAAAACGTGGCGGGGATCTGGTTACGTGAACATTCCGCAACAAGCACTTCGTACTCACGTATCTTGTCGATATGCTCTGGCGCGCGGCGGGCGATGCGCGATATATCCGCCTTCCCTGAATTGATACACGGCATACACCCGACACGCTTAAAGCCCTCGGTGTACAGTGGATTGGGCTTTATCCCGTGTTTTCTGTGCTGCTCGAAAACGTGATTAACGTCCCAGCGCAGTATTGGGCGGCGAACGCTGATTAGCGGCCCCCACTCATAATCTGGATACGCCGCCCGGCGCGGTGATTCATCGCCTCGAATACCGTGCCATTGCTCGACGTGGTGTCCCGCTTCAAGCAGAGAAAATACATATTTATCACACGGAATAGATTTTAAGTTCTCAGTGCAATACTGGCGCTTGCGGCTCGGGAATCCGCCCTTCACTAAGCACATGTCAAGATAGGCGTTACCCGTTGGCTCCATCAGCTCCGCCGCTCTTTGTGCGCGCTCTGGTGTCCACAGTGCTGAGAATTGGCGTTTACCATACACCGCGCTTTCGGGTTCGCCGTTCGCGATGCGCTGAAGGTTGATACGCTTCGTTGCCATTTGCTTCGTGAAGTCCGCTTTCACGCGGGTAATCGTTACGCCCGTCTCTCGTTCCAGATAATCGAGATACTCGTAAACCGCCTCATGTTCGTTATCGGTGTCCGCGAACACTGCGCGCACGTCGTCTTGCCAGTTTGTTTCGAGCGCCAACAACAGCGTTGCGGTACTGTCCTTGCCGCCGCTCACGCTCACCACGCGTAGCTTTTGATTGCTCATGCTTGCCCTTCCTCTGCCCGAACCTTAAGCGGATCGGATTCATACCCTGATTCAACCAGCTTAGGCCCATCCCACAGCGTGAACCACCACTTGCCGTCCTTGTCCCGGCGCCCGTTGATCGTCCAGCGGTATGGCTTCGGCGCCAGCCCCCACTCGGGGGATTCTCGGTTCGTTGGCTGCTTCTCCCACGTCCCGGTTGATAGCCTCTGCTCGGCATCGGCTAGGTTCGTGGAAGATTCGGCCTTTTTTTTTGCCTCGAATGTTCCGGCGGACGGTGCGGACGGTGCGGACGCTAATCTCCACAAATGCTCGGCATGCCCGTGCGGGCCATCGACCGTGTCGTCAGTCTTGGCGAGCACGCCATCACGGGTCAGGTTGGATAGCGCTCGACGTACTGAGGTCACCGGCACCAACTTACTGAACAGCTTGTCGCGTAGGGCGCTCGGCGCCCATGCCTTCCCCGGTTCCACGTGAAACAGGGCTGCAATCTTTTCCTCCTGGGTCTGGGCCAGCCGCTCGTAGGTCTCGACCTTGGCGCCTGGTTCCGTGGCTGTTTCGTGGTAACTGGTCATCGCACCCCCTCAATAAATTCGATCCGCTCACCGAGCCACCGCATAACCGGCACAGCCATGCTGTTACCGATTGCCTTGTAGCGCGGGCCGTCTTTTGAGGGCTTGCCTCGATATTCGATAAGGGTGTAGTCGTCGGGGAACCCTTGAAGTCGCTCGCATTCGCGGGGCGTAATTCGGCGGACGGCTGGCGCAGTAACGTAGGTTTGCTGCTTCGCGCCCGGCTCGGCTGACAGAGCTCCCGCGACCGGCATTAAGCGCACTTCGTCGCGCTGGTTTTGGGCGAATGCAATCGCGGGTACTACGCCGCCATTCGCGTGACTTTTGGTGTGTCCGCCTGCGCGAAGCGTGGGAGAGATAGGGCCGGCGTCTGCGCCGTGGTCTTGGGCTGTGAAGGCGATCGGCACTAGAGGCGTGCCGCGGCCACTGCCATCCTCGCCGGCGTCGAAGCCTTCGCCTCGTAGGGTGTGCGCGATAAGTGGCGCGCCATCGCCATCGCCATCGGAAGATGGTCCTTTGTAATCGCGGGCCTTTAGTGCAGGAGATACGTCAGGCGTGTAGGTGTGCACGACCAGGCTGTCGGCGGTATCTACGGTTGTTCCGGGCGGTCTTACTCCGCCTGTGCTATTGCCTCCAGCGAGGATTGCAGGGCTAACGGAAGCGACTTTCCGCGCTTCTCGGCCCGGCGCAGAATCCCCGCGCAGGCTTTCGGGCTCAAACAGTACCGCCGCAGGTGGTCGCCAGTCTCCAAGATATCCGACAACGAACACACGGCGGCGGCGCTGGGCCACTCCGTAGTATTGAGCGTCAAGCACTCTGTAGGCGAACCCATACCCGAGTTCCCCCACCGCCCCGAGGAAGGCTCCAAAGTCCCGGCCTTCGTCGGATGACAGGACGCCGGGCACGTTTTCCCAAATGAACCAGCGGGGGCGCATTCGATTAACCAGCGCGAGATAGACGAGAGCCAGGTTACCGCGCGGATCGCGAAGTCCTTTCCTGAGTCCCGCGACTGAGAACGACTGACAGGGGGTGCCTCCAACGAGAACATCGATTGTTGCATCAGGCCATTCCTTATGTTGATTCATGTCGCCGTAATTCGGGACGTTGGGGTAATGGTGTGCGAGTACCGCAGACGGGAACGCCTCGATTTCGGAAAAAAATTGAGCTCGCCAGCCGAGAGGCTCCCAGGCACACGACGCGGCTTCGATACCAGAGCAGACGGAACCGTATCTCATCCCAGTCTATCCAATAATCCGCGCACATTCTCCGCGCCCTGTG